CTTACGGTGCTGCACCCAAACCCTGTCCTGCCCCTTCGGGACCTGGATCCCCTGATTTGTCAGGAAGAAGTTTATTCCATCGGAGGTTGTGTCTAACCTCGGACTCGCATTAAACACACCGGTCACATTCCCAATCTTATTGGTTTCCCAGGGTTGCTCGTAATCGATGTAACGGTCAAACCTGGGCACCTCGCCCCAATGGGCGGCGTTAGGTTCAAAATAAGTTGTGGTAACTGGCACACTGCCATACTCGATTGCCGGCTTATAACCCGGTCCACTGGGGGCAGTGTGTACCTGGTAATATTTATCGGTAAGATAATAGTACACCTGGGCACCTACCGCATAGGTTGTGGTGTCAGAGTAATCGTCAAAACTGTATGAGCTTTTAAGTTCAGCCCAATCATCGTTAATGGTTTCGGCTGAATCGCTGGGGTCATTTGTTGTGCTCTTTAGTGAGATGACATATCGCTTTGCGTTGCCATCGTATAATTGTGTGGCAACGGCAGTGGTTGCATACCAAAGCGGAGAGTACTGCTGCCGGTAGGCGCGTTTCTCCGTCAGAACCAGGTCTGGCCAATCTATGTATTCCCAGATCCGTTTTAAGCGGGAGTCGATGAAGTTCTCAAGAAAAGCGGCATCATCAGTGCTTAACTGATCATATGCTCTCTGGGAGCGTTCCGCAGATCTCTTGAGAAGTTCGCTATATTTGATCTTCCGCATCTAAGCATGTTTCCAACTGGCAGACTCCGGGTTGTCCTTGGTGAACCTTTCTATGTTCTTGGGATCCTCCCAGAAGTGTTGGTCCTCCTGCTGCCATCTAAAAAAAGTCCTGGCATCCACCACTGCTGCCAGGTCAAATTCACCACCGGCTTTTCTCTGGTGGTTGCGGTACTTTCGGGCAATCTTAGTTTGCCGGTCCTTGTACCCGCTCTTTTCCCTATCTATATAGTCGTTTAAAAACCACCCCCCGGTGCGGAACTCCCGTTCGTAGAGTTCCCTCTCTTTGCGAGAATTGCCGCACCGAGGAATGATGATGTTGCTCATAAGAGCGTACCAGTTAACAACCAGACAACTGCCAGAAAGCAGTTAGTCTGCATCAACAAGTTTCCCGAATCCACGGGGGTTCTTCATGCACAAGGCATAGATTGCCTTCGTGTACCCACGACGACCACCACCTTGGTCCTCCAATTCTACCGAATGTATCGGATCCATGAACTGCAACTCAAGGAGTCCCATGTCCAGGAGCAACCCGGCATCATCGTCAGCGGCATACGGAGATGCGGTGACGTTGAGGAAGGTTGATGGAACGATGTTCACCGTGCCAAACGAGGTGTTGAACACCTTGACCTCCATGTTAATGGTCTTGCTGGAAGCATTCTCATTAACATTGTAACGAACTTTCGTTGTGTCCGCATTGGTGCGTGTGAACTGATCGACGATATCGACGATGTTCGGTGAAAGAACACCCATATAGGTCTTCTTCTCGGAGCGCACTTCAAACATGGACTGCAACACCCCTGCCAAGATGGACTCCGTAAGGGTTGTCCCGTCATTGATGGATGCCGCCGGGGTGCGATACTTCGTGTGCACCTCAGCGGGTCCGGTAGAGTCGATCCAATCAAACAAGCCCCGGGTAGTGTAAGACGCAGAACTCGCAGACTTGTTCTGTCCACCGCAGATAACCGCTTCAATGTCGCGCTTGATTTCGCGAACAGATTTCGCTTTACCAAACGCAAACTCCCCGGCTCCCTGGGTGCCGGCAGTGTCGGTTAACGTCTGCACATCAGTCACACCATAGGTGCGGGAGCTAATGTGTATATTGTTCGTCAGGCGACCGCGAGCAGCAGACTTGTCATCGAAGTCCGTTACACTGGGAGTAACAGATGAACCCCAACGACCGTAGTCCTCACCCTCGTCCACGGACGCAACAGCGGGATCACTCAATTCGTCAACGAGAACCTCGACTAAAGTCGCTTTTGGTCCCGGACCCTTCTTAATAGCGGAAGTCACCGGAGTCGCTTCCGGTTCCAGGATGGTTAATACATCCCGTAAGTCTTCCCTATTTCCTAAACTCGCACCCAGGTTCTGGGTTGCGGGGCTTTCAGCAGCCACGGTATATGAATCGGCTAGTGCCATAATGTTATATTCTTTCTAATTATTTAACAGCGAACATATTGGCCAATGCCTCAGTAGAACCTGACTCTGCGAATGAACTCCGAGCGTCCTCGTACCGGGCAGCATTTGTGTCTGCTATCGGTGCGGGTGCTTTCGCGGGACGAGTGGCAACTTTGGTTGGTGCTTTTGCCTTGGCTTTTGGTTTCGACTTTTTGGCCGAATCCGTCTGCCTTTGATATTCATTAACTCCCATCAAGTAGAAGGCGACTGTCGCCTTCCAGTTTGGCAGTTGCCGAATCATCGGCGCATCACGAAGGACCGACATGGCGGCTTGGTACTCAGAACTTGATTTGTTCTTCCACCACGGGAACGCTTTCTCTGCCATACTCGACTGCTCCTGTTCTCCCTTAATAAACTCCTCCCTCGCGGGAAGATGTTCTTCTAGATCTTCTTGAGCTTTGAGTTCCAGATCAGCGATTTGAGAAGAATCGTAATCCCTCTCAATCCCATTAACCGTCACTACCGTTCCGTCCCGATGCCTTCTGCACCATGCCCGAAGTTCCCTCGCTTTGGTCTTTGCCCCCTTTAAGTCCTTCAGCGTCCTGATCCCCGCATGAGGGTTGTCTGAAACAACTTGGCCCTTTTCACCATGATCCCGAATCTCGTCCAGTTCAGTGCGAGCATCATCTAATTTCTCCTCGGCTTCCCTGGCGCGTTCCTCGGCATCCTTGGCCCTGGCTGTCAAACGCCCAATGCGCTTATCAATCTTCTTCTGGACTCCAGCAGAAACCTCCTGCGATTCGTCCTCCGAAACGTCTTCAGAGTCCTCTTCAGATTCCTCCTCCAAGTCCTCCTCTAACACATCCTGCTCGGTTACCTCTTCCTCAGATTCAGCAACTTCAGCATCTTTAACCTCAACTTCTGCCTGTTCACTTTCAGCGTCAGTCTCGGTGACAACCTCAGTCTTCCCCATAAGGGTTTGGGCAAGGTCGTCCAACCCAATTGCCGCAGATTCATTCACCGCTTCCGGCTGGGTGTCCGCTTCACCCGATCCTTTATTTTTCGCCATGCTGTTAACCTCGCAAGAGAGGGTATTTGTCCGATTGTTTTTTATACGGGGACAAAAGAAAACCCGATCACCTGAGTAACCGGGTTCGCGTGAGGTGGCAAAGGGCACTATTCAGAACTAGTGCCAATATGTGCTATCTTTTCATAACTAAGTATCTTTAGACCGGAACTCTTCTATAACTTGTTCCATTCTTTTCCTTAATTGATCCAGGGCATCGATGCCGCCGGCGTCGTGCGCCAGCAGTCCATGATGCTCTGACGCTGCGGGGTCGCTCATGTGCATGATGAGTTCTTCCCGCACGCTATTGATGAGTTCGTGAACCGCCGAAAACCGGGGGTCCAGGAGAAGCATCGCGAGGTCGTCCGTCATGCGCCGAGTCTCCCGATTTGGGCATTCTCCCTCTGGTCAAGTTGGTGTTGATGTTGCTGTCGGCGCTTGTCCAGGTCGTCCTTGAACTTGGGATCCTCCATGTAACGCTTCGCAGCGGCAGGATTGTTCTCCATGATCCTGTCAAGAACCTCCAACCGAAGTTGATGCGCTTGCCCGGGCTTGATGTCGTCCTCCACACCGGAAAATATCTTGGCAAAGGAAGTCTTCTCGTCATCAATCTGCTGCTGTTCAGCGTTCTCGGCAGGTCGCATAAGTCTCTCGCCCAGAATCGGATCCAGATAGCTAAAGACCACACTCATCAACTCGGTGCGGTCCACCACTCCGTTGATATCGAACTCACTCACAATAACCTTGAGCAGGTCTAGCTTGCCCTTGAGAAGGTCCATTTCGGTGTTTGCAACCTGGAAGTTGAGAATGATATCATACTGACCCTGAATGTCGTCCTTGGACATCGCAAGTGCCTTGGCTTTATCGCTGCCAACCACCCGCACCATGAACTCTTCGGGTGCGTATTGCTGATACAACGCCAGAACCTGTTCAAAGACCATCTTCCAGCAATTGAGCCAACGGGACACCATGTTCTGTTGCCGCATGAGCGCATGCCCTTTGTTCTCCGGGGAGACGGGTCTGCCGAAATACCGGTCGGCAGTTTCCCGAATGGAATCCTCAATTTCCTTGCTGCCAAAGTCCCAGTTGGGTTGGTCGGCAAACTGGTAATCATCAGATCGCACCCGGGGGATGAACACGCCCGGTCCCCACTTTGTGGGAGGTCTTCCCGGGGGATGGAATATCGGCGGGATCGTAGCCAGAAAGCTTCGGTCAACCCGCCCGTCCCATTCCTGCTTGATCTGCCGCTGCCAGGTGTAGGCAATTTCCCCGTAACCCCGGCTATCGTCCATGCGCCGGCTCAGGAACTCTCTGCGGAACAGAACAAACGGATACATGCCCCCGTTGGCGTAATCCAGCAGTTCATAGGTTGCACAAATATCATTGCCGTGGGTGTCTGACTGAGCGTGGGGGCTAAAAACAGTATACCAAATCCCGGGCACCCCGTACTCGTCGCTCTTGCGTTCGTAACAGTGGATAACCTCGTAGATCTCGGCAACGTCCAGGTACTGCCGACTTGACTTAACCCCCGAACGGGGAGTCGCGCTGCCCCGGGTGACGGTCATTGTCATCCCCTTGGATTTCTCGATGATAGTATCTACCCAGTTCTTGTCCCAATCCCGCGAGTTAACCGCATCCCTAAGTTGTTCAGCGGTCATAAATTCCCGGTAAAAACACA